GTGGGTGTATGGATGGAGCACAAACATACGATAATTTACAATGGAACTCTGAGGATATACCAAAACCAACAGAAACGGAAGTTAATAATAAGATTGCAGAGATTGAAGCAGAATTTCCATTAAAATTTTTGCGTAGGGAGAGAGATGCTATGCTGGTAGAATCAGATTGGACACAAACACCTGATGTTCCCGAATCTATACAAACAGCATGGAAAACATATAGGCAGGAACTTAGAGATCTTCCATCAAAATATCCTAACCCAACATTTGATGGTGATATTAATGTCGCATCTAAGCACCTTAGACTTACAAATGTAGTTTGGCCAACGAAACCATCATAATACTAACATAGATAAAGCTTGACGGAGGTGCTATAATACTTTTATATAATTGTATTTGAATGAATCATAAATTTAGTATAATTACTCCTGCTCATAAAAACACTCCCTATCATCAGGAGTTGTATGATAGTATTCTTGCACAGACATACACGAACTGGGAGTGGATTCTTTGGTTGAACAACGATATTAAAAGAGATCTTTTACCAAAAGAATTTGAAGAAGATGATAGAGTCATAATATATGAGACAGATAACACATCAAAGAATGTAGGATATCACAAACATCATGCCTTTCATAAAGGAACAGGTGATGTTTTAGTTGAGGTTGACTCTGATGATTTGATAGATCCAAAGTGTCTTCAACTTTTAAATAAAGCATATCAAGATCCAGAAGTTGGGTTTGCTTATAGTGATGCTGCGATATGGGATGATACTTTTGTACCATATAATGAAGATCATGGTTGGACTCATTATCCATATAAATTTCGTGATAAAGTTTTAACTACCATGAGAACATGGGAACCCTCAAGTCATAGTTTGGGATTTATATGGTACGCACCAGATCATGTTAGATCGTGGAGAAAAGATATCTATCATCAGATAGGTGGACATAATGAAGACCTGAGTATCTGTGATGACCACGAATTGATGATAAGAACATACATGGTGACTAAGATGCATCATGTAAAGAAACCACTGTACATTTATAGAGTCACGGGAGATAATACTTGGTTAGAAAGAAATGAAAAAATACAAACTGAGACTGTAAGATTATTCAATGAAAACGCATATGCACTTGCTGAAAGAGATGCAAATCTACGTGGACTTTTGAAGGTTGATATGGGTGGTGGTTTATTTCCTAGACCAGGATATTTGACTATAGATCAAGAGGGTGCAGACATTACTTGTGATTTAAATGAAGGCATTCCACTTCAAGATAATAGTGTTGGAATTTTAAATGCTAGTCATGTTATAGAGCATCTTCGTGATCCAATCAAAACTATGAGAGAAATACATCGTGTCCTTGCTCATGGTGGATGGGCAATGATTGAAGTTCCATCAACTGATGGTCGTGGAGCATGGCAGGATCCAACTCATGTAAGTTTCTGGAACGAGCATAGTTTTTGGTATTATACAGACATCAACAAAGCACAATTCATTCGCAATCATGATATTCGCTTCCAAACTTACCGTCTAGATACTTGGGAGATGCAACCCAAGATTCCTGTTGTAACTGCATGGTTGGTTGCGATCAAAGATCAAAAACGTCTACCTGGTATACTTTCGATATGAAGAACTGTAAAATCTGCTTGAATGCAATGGTTGGTAACGAAGAAAGAGTTATCAAAAGAATGCTTGAATCTTCTTACAAGCATATTGATTATTGGGTTATCCAATGTAATGGATCTGATAAAACACAAAGTATCATAGAAGAATTTTATAAAGAAAAAAATATACCTGGTTTCACTTATAATCACGAGTGGGATTATCCTGGTATTAATAGAGATCACACCTTACAAACTGCACTTAAATCTAATCATGGATGTGATTGGATTCTTAGGATGGATGCTGATGAACAATTAGAGGTCGATGATGATTTTGATTGGACAATATTCGACCACAAGGATATTGAATCATTCAATGTAACCGCTACTGGTGCAGGTTCCATATACTATAGAACGTGGTTGTGGAATGCTAATATACCTTGGAGATTTGAACATGATCGTAGACATGAATGTGTATACATTGAAGGGAGAGGTGATGTATTTCAAAGATTTCAATTAGATCGTGGATTTAGACATATCATTACTAATGACGGAGAGACATGGGATGATATGAATAAATTTTTAACTGATGCTCTTGAATTAGAGAAACAAAAAGTACCAACAGGCAAACTTCTTGAAGATCCATATCATTTCTGGTATATCGGAAAAAGTTATTACGATTCAACACTTGGAGATTATCCTTTAGGTATGGATCATATAAAAGAATATGCTAGAAGATCTATATTCTATTTTGGACAGTACATAAATTTTAGACATAATTATCATGAGACAGGAAGGGCAAGTGGTATAGATGAATTAGGTTACTTTGCAATGTATGCTATGGTAGATCTGTTTAAGTTGTGTGGTAATTATGAGAAGGCACTTGACTGTGGTATGAAAGCAGAGGAGTTTGCTCCAGCAAGAAACGAACATATAGTTCTTCAAGCAGAGTGTTTTAAAGACCTAAGTGACTTTGATTCTATGAAGGTGCAGACAGAGAGATTGATGAGTCCAGATCGTAAGTTACCTTTCCCTGAGTATAATTTTCTTTTAAACATGGAACATTATAATGACTCAGGTAAATATTGTGAGCAACTTCATCAGATAGCAAATCAAGTATGAAATATATTCCATCACCGATCAATGTAAAATCTAATAAAACAGTATGGATTGTTGATGATTTCTATAAAGATCCGCATGCTGTAAGGGAGTTTGCACTCAAACAAAAGTTCTCAGCAAATCCAGAATATCATAAGGGCATTCGCACTGAAGAGCAGTTTTTTGCACCAGGCACTAAAGAGTCCTTTGAAAGAATCATGGGAATCAAAATTACTAAGTGGGAAGATCATGGGATGAATGGTAGATTTCAATATTGCACCGCAGAAGATGCTTTAGTTTATCACTGTGATTATCAAACTTGGGCAGCGATGATTTACTTAACACCAAATGCTCCATATCAATGTGGAACTAATCTATATGCACATAAGAATGGTATACGTAATAGTAGGCATGGAAATATTGATGAGTGCTTCACAGGTGGATATTATGATTCAACAAAGTTTGATCTGGTCGATAGTATAGGAAATGTATTCAACCGTTTGTTTATATTCGATGCTCAATCAATTCATGCTGCATCACAATACTTTGGTCAGAGTATGACGGATTCAAGACTATTTCAAATATTCTTTTTTGACTAATCTAAATATAATTTTACTAAAAATATGAATTTTACTGTTTACAGTAGAGAGGGATGTCCTTACTGCATCAAGATAAAAGAGGTGATGCAATTAGCAAAACTACAACATAGAGTTTATGATCTAGGAACAGACTTCACAAGAGAGGAATTTTATGACCAGTTTGGTGAGGGTTCTACTTTTCCTCAAGTGGTTGTAGATAATAAAAATTTAGGTGGTTGTATTGACGCAGTTAAGTATCTGCGTGAACAAAAAATAATTTGATTGACTTTTACCATAGAATCGAGTATAATTAAATTACTACTATAAATAAGTCAAGTACAAGAGGTAACATGTCTGATTTAGACATCGTATTAGTGCTCGCACTACCTGTATCATTCTTATCCTTAGTGATAGGAATACTCGCAGGATGGGTATCCAGAGAATACATGATGAATTATCGAGAGATACCAAGACAACATCCTGAGATGTTTGATGTAAATGGGAACTTAGTTCCAGATGATATTGTAGCATTTAGATTTGAAAATTATGACAACGACGACGACGAAGACGGGTAGAAAACCTGGTAGACCTAGAAAGGTGGTTGATACACCAATCAAGAAACTACCAAACAACCCTCTTGCTTTTGAAGTTTTAGATCTCGCAAGCAAGCAGAGATCAGTAAATAAAAAAGTCGAAGTTCTGAAAACTTATGAGCATGTTTCTCTAAAGATGCTTTTTCTTTGGAATTTTGATGCAGCCATAGAAAGTGCACTTCCACCAGGCGAGGTTCCTTATGAATCATATGGTGAACAAACCTCCTCAAGCGGAACTCTATCTAAAAAAATAGATATGCAGACTCGTAGCATGTATGAGACTGGATCTTTTTCTATAGGTAACGCTGATCAGCAAGGTAGAACAACTATTCGTAGAGAATGCACGAAGTTTTATCATTTTGTGAAGGGTGGTAACGATGGTATGAAAAACCTTCGTAGAGAAAGTATGTTTATTAACTTACTTTCAGGTCTTCATCCATTAGAAGCAGAAATAATGTGTTTAGTAAAAGAAAAAAGTTTAGAAGACAAATATAAAATTACTAGATCAATAGTGGAGGAGGCATATCCTGATATAGAATGGAGAGATAAAGCGTGACTGAAACCAAACATAAGAAGAATCGTACTTGGTCTGATGAGGAAAAGTCATCACACAAGGAAGAGTATGGTTGTGAAATAATCATTGAAAATGGAACTCTATCTGAATGTAATACTCGTAATGCTCCTACAGATGCACTCATAGTTCATTATATTCACAATGATAGAGATTGTTATGACTTAACTAGGGGTAGTCGTACAAAATTATTTGATATGTACTATGATAAGTTTAAAAGTAACTTAAAGAGTATAGATTATGGTGGTGGTAATATTAAACCTGCTATGTGGGGATACAAAAGTCCATCCAAATCCAAAAAGCGAAAGTAATTCCAAAAATATCGGAAAAAAAATCCCGCCAAATTTTTGACCTGTAGGGTTTTCTGTAACTTTTACTACAGACTACTTGACTAAATAGTGTGGGTATGCTAACATACCTTTACGTTCATCTTATGGGCATTTTTTTACCACTTCTACTCGCTAACCATGAACCAGTCCATTGGACTATTAAATGTGATGGGTGGAAAGATCTAGCTTCAGAGGTTCGACAAGATCAATATCTTGATGAACAATCAAAGTTAGATTTATTAAACTACTTTAAAACTAAAGTAGAAGAAGAATGCAATTTTGAACCATAAGACGCAAGTAAGCCGACTCGGAACGGGTTCGTTCATCTCCTACGGGAGACGCAAAAGCCGACTGAAGGAACGGATTTAAAAAGTCCAACTACTTTAGGAGAAACCAAATGGCACAAGTCACATACCGTGGTGTTAAGTATGACACCGATAGAAACAAGGCAAAGCAGACTAACAAGGTCGATCTAACT